CATTTTCTTTTTAGCAGCGCCACCTTTTTTCATTTTGCCTACACCATCAGCCGCAAACGCTGGGACACTCTTCCCATTCTTTTTGACCATAGGCATCTTGCCACCTGACTTCATTGCCACGGGCTTTTTCTTTTTCATTGCGCCGCCAGCCATCTTCTTAGCAACGCCGCCTTTAGCATAGCCTTTTTTCTTCATCGCCATTTTAAACTCCTATGTTGTTTCGACGGTAACAGTTCCAACTTCAGCTTTCATAAACTGAAGCTCGTTCCATACAGGATTCCACCCAAACAATCCGCGACTTTCAGCCAAAGACGTATCAGGCCTTGGATTTCTCAAAGACTGGGGATCGTTTATCTTTACTCTACCCAAAAAGTTTTGTGGTTGGTCTGGGTCAACAACATCACGGCCTACCAAGAATCCAGTCTTAACGCCGTTGTTAAACTCAGGCACAAGATCAGCCAAAGGATACCTGAACCCTGTCTTGTCACAGTAACCAAAAGCGTACTTTCCTCTAGCGTAACTCATCCTGCACCCGTCATAAATGTGTTAAACGGGACAAACTTAATTGATGCTGTCTCTTCATCTTCCCCAGCGGCAAGCTGAAACTGGAACTCATACTCTTGTTTTAACCCAGCAGCCATCTGTGGGTTCTTTTTCATGGCAATATAGTAAGCCATACCCGCGACTAAACATGGAACAAATCGAGGCGGTACAGATGATACCTCTGTACCTATGCCAGATGACAACCCGTCAATACCCTTTAACCTATGATACGCTATTTGATAGGTTGTTGTGTTATCAGGAACAGGCCACAAGGTTACTTTTGTTTCTGTCGGGAGCCTTTGGACGTAGATTTGGGTCGGCCTACCTTCCGTGTTTTTGTTGGTTTGCTGGGCGTAGGTCGAGACACTGACTCTTTCGAGCGAGGTGTCGATTTGGTTTGTGCCTGTTCCTGTGCGGATTTGGTGTTCGATGATGTCGATTGTATCCGCAGGAAGGGTATACGTTGCCGTACCCGCTGTAACAGCGAGCGTACCCGCTTCAATAGTGAAGAGATTAAGGCCACGATTTTGCCACTCCAATGTTAAAAGGTTTAAACTTCTTCGTGCAGTTTTAAGATCATACCCACTACGCATCTCAAGGCCAGCCCGTTCATAGGCTTCCTCAAAGATCTCTGGCATGTCGGGGGTTACTACAGCCATTATGTCACCACGCTCCTAAACCGTTTGGTTTTCTTTGCAATCTTTTTAGGCTGCTTGGCAACCTGCTTGCCCTTCTTGGTGGCCTCGCGTTTCTTCTTTGTAGTAGCGGCGTACTCCGCAGAGGTCAAAGACTTGATAGCCTTCTCAGGAAGATATCGCTCGCCTGTAGCCTTGCTCCCTTGCGTCGATGGCTTGCCAGACTTTGTTCGCCACTTCTGCTTTGTCCAAGACTTCAAGCTCTTCTGTGACTTCTTGAGCGCCATTAACCTCTATAGCCCCCACCCGCTTTTTTATAAGCCTTCGCCAACATTTGCGCTTTTCTTGCTGACCATTGACCCGGCTTGCCGCCCTTGCCACCAGCCTTTATACGATTAAATATACGCTTTCTCTTCTCTGGTTGGGTGTAATTGCCAGCTTCATTAACCCGACTTTTAGATTTCTTCTTTGTTTTGCCACCTTTGCCAAAACGAATAATCTCAAGGTCTTTAGCATCATCACCTGTAGAGGTTCTGTTACTTGTTAGTTGACTGCCCATCTGGGAACGAGAAATAGCCATTTAACATTTCCACCGTTTTCTTGCTTGCCTCAATCTGCTGTTAGGATCTTTAGCAGCTTTAGGAAACTTCTTCATCTGTCCAGCGGAACGGGCGCAGAAAGACTTGCGCCGCTTTGCATCCTTACTCCCCTTCTTAACCGTGCCTGTGACAGCCGTTTTTAGCTTAGATCCGGGGTTATCTCTGCGATACTTTGCAACGCCTTTCTTAGTCATCCCCGCCCCAGACTTTGTGGGACGTTTATGACCACCTTTTATGCTGTGCCCCTTCATGGAGCCTTTCTTTTTCTCAGCCATGACCTACTCAAAAAATATTGTAACGCTTACGTTTGATGGTAGGGAAGCGTACACTCCGTTCTTAGCTAGGATGCCATCTCCCGGTATTATTATATCAACCGTGCTTACAGCCTTTTCATCAACTTCAAGCAAAACTGTACCTGATGCTGCGGATGCATTATCATAAAATACGACATCACCTGAACCTCCAGATGCCGTATTCACAACCACACCTCTTAGTCGGCACCTTCGATTTACAAGTGCCGCTGAGGTATGCGAGTGTATAGATAGTACATCATTACCAGCCATACATCACTCCAGTAATAGAGTTATCACTGAACCAGTGCCTGATAGAGCAGACACATAAGCACCATTATCAGCAAGTATACCATCGTTAGGAAGGAACACATCGTTCCATCCCGCTGGAAGAGTTAGATCCAACAGAGTGTCTCCTGATGCGGAGCCATTCTTAATGGTAAAGGCTGTGATGTTAGTGGCATATACCAAAACGCCCTGTATTCGACTTCGTGCGGGGCCGACGACCCCTGCACTAAATCCTGATGTTGCGACATTAAATGCCCGTATTTCTTGACCAGCCATCTAGGCCTCCTTACGGCTGAACAGCCGTATTAAACGCTTGAGCATACATCACTGTTATAACAACTGATCCCGCATTTGTACCTGCACTTGAGGTCGCAGTTAATTTCAAATCAGATGTACCAGTGTTTTTCCATGTAAGTGTACCACCGCCAGAAGCGCCTAACGCCTTAATACCTACAGTAGTTCCAGAAGCAACAGCATTAACAAGGGTCGCTGCACCGCCTACGGTATCACCAACACTGATATTCGTCGTAGTGTTAGCAGCCACTTCTAAATCAATGATAATGTCTACGATTTTTGAGTTGGCAGGGATTACCACATTTGTGGCTTCTGCTGCGACAGCGCCGCCAGAAATATCCATTACATGTTGTTGAGTCATTACAACATAACCTACGTTTGCTATGTCTGACCCAACAGTAGTGCCCGTTGTGTTGCGGATGTTGCCAGCCCGTATAGGACCAGAAAAAGTAGTAGTACCCATGTCGATCTCCTGTCTGGGTTAGTCAGACACACCATGTGTCTGTCAGGGATACACCTATAGTAATAGATATTTAAACAAAAAGAAAGGGGCAACCGAAGCTGCCCCTGAGTTATAAGTAAGGAGAATATATGAAGTACCCTCCTTATAACATACTTTATGCTCCGCGAGAAGCGTACATTCCCAATGGGTCTGAAACACCAAAGCTGTAGCGCTCACGCGCTTTATAGCGCACGTTACCGGTGTCAAAGTCACCATCCATGCCTGTTTGCATAGCGGTACGGACAAAATGCTTCATGCCGTTAGGCACATCAGTTGTGATGAAGAAGGCATCATTGTCTGTCAGATAGTGGTTCACCGCATAACCCTCTGGGATAGACCCGTTTGAGTTAAGTGCGTTGATATCATTATCTGCTGTACCAACACGCAGAGTTGTTTCCAACAAGCGAGTTGCAACAAACATTAACGCTGGTGGAATGATTAGCTTACGAGGGCGAGCAGCAATCAACAAACCACGTTCATCAGTGAACGCAGCAATATCAATAACAGCTTGCTCAAGTGAAGTCTCATTCAAGTCAGCATCAGTTGCAGGGCGGTTAGCGTTAGTAGTGCCCTCAACGGTTGGGTGCGCTGTGCTAAACAAAGTAACGCCATCACCTGAGTTAAAGGTGGTGAAGCCTGTGTTCAACAAAGAAGCAGCCTTTGTTTGCTTTGTGTATGCCATACCGCGAGCAAGAGCTTTGGTATAACGAGCAGAAAGCGAATCATACAGATTGTCTTCCATAGCCTCTTCTGTGATAGAAAAGCCCATTGCGACTGTCTCATGATTGTAACGCGCAGTGAATGATTCCTGTGCGTTGTCATAAGAAATTGAAGCACCTTCTGCTTTCACAGGGGCGGCTCCAAAACCTGATAATTTAACTTCCTCTTCAAAGCTACGCTCTGAAGTTTCAGTTTCATAGATCTCAGCATGTTCGTCTTCGTACTTGCCGTACTCCAAACCAAACAATGCATTCAGACCCGGTAGTAGCTCTTTAAGGAGCTGGGCGCGTGAAATAGCCATGATTTAACCTCCTTATAAGCCTACGTTGTTGGTCATCTGGTGAGCGCCCGGATTGAACTTTACAAGTACATCTGGGAACGCATCAGCAGCATCTGACACATGTGAAACAATACGGAACGCCGCTGCGGCAGTCTTGACCGTAGCGTCCAATGCAGATGTAGAGTTACCTGTCGTGGTGTTACCAGTTGAGGTAGACTGTGCTGCTGCAAAGAATGTATTGCTGCCAATGATTGTTTGCGCTCCTGCACCATCAAGCTGAGCTTGGAATAGTACGTTTGGATCGTCAACAACATATGCCTTGATCGCAGTGCTATCACTGTTTGTACCAGATGGATAATACTGTGCTTGAACACGTTGGCCTGAAGAATTTACATACTCACAACCAACAAAAACGCCGATACCACCAACGCCTGTTGTTCCTGAGATGCTGTTAGATGTCAGGTCTGCACCTGAACCAGTTGCGAGTGCGATGTAGCCATCAGCCCCGATGATAACAACTTGCCCGTAAAACAGGTTTGTTGCTTCTCCAGCGGGGTCAATGAGATACTGATTAGTCGCACCAGCATACGGCATTCCATCTGCGCGACGCACAGGTTTTAAGCCGTAGGGAGCTGCTGTAGTAGCCATTTTCTCATACTCCTAGAGTTTAAGTTACGACAAGCTCCCCAAAGGGGTTACTTGCCAAATGAAGATCGTGTACTCCGCTCTGGATTTAGAACGGGCATACGAGGGTCTGATTGTTTTAGATACGAGTTATCGACAGCATCCATTTGGCTTTGAGCCGCCTGTAGCTGTGCTTCAACCCTAGCCTCGACCTGTTCAGTAGCAAGTTGACATAACAGTAAACCCCCTACCTCAATACCGTCTTGGAATCTTGAATCTATATCAGACACAATGTGAAGGTCTGGATGATCCTCTTTACGAACTGGCGTCCATCCCTCACGAAATCTGGAAGAGACGTTAGTGTTATCCGTATTTCCCAATGTAGATGTGCGGATCCAGCGGAAGGTAATACCATCGCGTGGCTCTGGGGAAGGTAACATTGTCGGTCTAGTCCATGACGCTTTACGTTTGCCCGCATCGCGGGTCTCTGTTGTGCGTGGAGATCTGTTCGTCATTTGGATTGATCCTTCATTAATTGCGCCGCATATTGCTCATTTGAGAGTCCAAGCCGCTTGGCGAGAGAGGCTTGCGTTGAGGTAAGTCGCACTGTGCGTGATTTTTTCGTCGTTCTCGACGGTGCAGCAACCACGGGGCCACCTTGACGTTGGGGTGCTTGTACCTCTACTTGCCCATCGTCAAACTTATCTGGAAAGACCTGTCTCATAGCCTTGTCAATTTCTGTATAATACTGATCTGTATTTGGATCAATCCCTGATTGTACAAGCTTTTGATGCACACCATATGCATAGCCCGTCATTTCAGGAGTTTCAGGA